TGTCTGAGTCCGAGGTCTGCTTTTGTAACGTCAATGTTCTTAATGTCGATATTCATTGTTTTTCTCCTTGGCGATGGTATTTGTTTTCAAAAGAAATCCGGCGACAGGTAAAAGGGTGGGGGATTGATGTTGTCGCACCCCCTATGTTCTTCCCATCGCCAGATGAGAGAATCATGCAACCCAGCTGTCGATCTCTGCACCGAGTTCGGGGAAGTAGTCAAGCTGGTAATAGCCTCTGCGATGGCCCTGCTCGTCGGTGTCCGCACCGGAGAAGTTGACCGGGAAGGTCTGACCTGAACCGTATGCCGAACCGTGACCCTGGCTTGACAGGAAGGCCGGAACGATGTCGATTCCGATGACCTCTCCGTCGTTAAGCTCACGGGCATCCCAGACAAACATGAGAACGTCCTTCTCTGTTCTGTCGAGTTCTGCTGCTGTCGGAACTCCTGTTGCGGAGTTCATAGTCACCATCTTGTTGAATCTCTGACGGATTCTGTTGGCGGCTGTGTCTCCGTTCTGGAGAAGGTCGTAAGCTGTTATGCTGCCTGAAATTGCGACAACACCGTTGCTGACGATGTTCTGAGCATCGTCTTTATCGCAGGTGATTTCGGTTGTTGACTTCTCAAAATTGAGATCCTTGTCGGTTGCTCCACCGAGGAACAGCGGTGTGACGGCAACAAGCTCATCGTTTGTTCCCAGTGTGGGAACGGCAGCGACGTGCGGTGTGCCTGTTCCGATATCCAGACAGATGAAGTAATCACCGACTCTGAGATTGCCGAAAGCGGAAGAAGAACTATCCTTGCCTGTGATGCAGAACAGCTTTCCGATATCGGTTGTAGCGAGGGAAGTCTTTGGGGTTGTACCGTGCTTGAGCAGATAAACCTTACTCTGACGACCATCGCGAACATTGTTAAGATAAGCCATATAATTTCTCCTTATATGTCGTAGTCCATGTCATAGACTGTTGCGCTGATTGCTACGGCGAACCCGTTGTAGGGTGCGTCGAGATCCGTTCTCACAACCACAGCTGTGGTGACGGAAGATGAAATGCCGTAACGCTTCTTCTTCAGAAACTCGATGACAGCCGAAAGGTAGAGCTGTGGGAGATTGCTGTTCTCACGCTCGTCGTCAAGGATGCAGTCAAGAGTGATGCCTACCGCTCCCTGGCTTGCGTTGCCCGTGTAGACCTCGCCGTCAGGAGAAGACAGATAGATTCCCATGAAGAATCTGTCAGATTCGATTCTCGGAGCATCATCGTGAAATGAAAGCTCAGTGAACCAATCTTCATCCTCAAGCTGAGTTGATGAGATATAGTTGTTGAGATTGGCCACTATGTCGGCCTGAACCTGTGTTAGTACCTGTCTCAATGTCATATGATCTCCTCAAGCTGCGGAAGAAATTTCTTCTCCGTTCTTTCGATTGCCGGTCCGACTGCACGGGACATTGCATCGAATGCCTTGGACCAGTAGTAACGCTGAGGTCGCTTCGTGCCTTTCTTCCAGACTCTGCCTTTGCCCTGACCGACAAGAGGCGAATCCTTGGTGTACGCCTTGGTAGACTTACCCCAGAGATTCACAAGCTGGCTTGAGTAGGGTGCGGTGACTGTCGCCTTCCGCACTCTCTCCCATCCGAAGGAGGCCATTCGGAAACCCGTGCCCCCCTTGCCTGCCTGCCGTGTGGTAGAAACATAACCGACTTCAGGGTCCCACTTGGAAAAGACTCTTGTTATGCGTCCTTTCCTCTGTTCCTTTCCCATCTCAAGGCTGCTGGCCTCTTTCTGCTCCTGTCTTCTTCCTGCTGAAGCTACATTCGCATCAACATTGAAAGCCATTCGCCTGAGTGTGGCCGGAGCCTTGATGGTCAGTCCGTCAGCAAGCTTGTCGAAACCTTCAAGTACCAGTTCCGGCATTGTTGCCTCCGTTCTGGGTCGCACTTGGAACAAGTTCAAGATTCAGCGTTCCCGATTCATTGCCCGTCACTTCACGCACAGTCCATGTGCTTCCCCGCACCGACAGACTCTTGCGGACAAGGTCTTTGACCGTGACACCTTCAGGAAGGGAGGACAGGGCTATTCTGAAGCTCTGTCTCTTTTCCGGCTTACGGACGGAATAACCTTTGTCGAAGTCTTTCTGTCCGTAGTTGCCGGAGAAGAATATTCCGTACAGGGAGTATTCAGTCTCACCGACGGTGATGACCGCTTTCTCACTGAACGCTCCCTTTTCCATAAGGTTCTTCCACTGGCTGTCTATCGCTGCGAGAATACTCACGTCCTGTTCCTTTCCGTCAGCTCAGTGAGCTGGGGATTGAAGTGAAGACACAATAGCCGTCGAGGTTTGTGATGATCGGAAGCGGTGCGCTCTGAACCTCGATTGCATAGTGTGCCATGTCTCCCTGACCCTCGATGAACGGGCGGTATCTTTCCTGCTCTACAACGTAGTGCGGTCCGCGTCCGTCTTCGAAAGCCTGGACTCTGCCGTAGGCGAATGAACCGATTCCGCCGACATCAGCCCTACAGAGGATTGCCTTCTGGTCGGGGATGTAGTCGTATGTTCCGTCATTGCCGTAGTAGGCAAGGATTGCCAGCTCTCCTGCGGGAGTCTTGACAGAACCTGCGACCTGGACACCCTTCTCTGAGAGAGGCTCGAACTTTGCGACTGCAAGATCATAGCCCATCTTGTTGAGAAGTCCGGCTGCATTCAGAGCCTCGACGAGGAGGATGGCATAGGTCGGATTGAGGACGATTGCGTTCGGGCGGAAACCCTTGTTCTTCTTGCGGGTTGTGTTGAATCCGCTCTTGATGGTTCCGAGGAAGTCGGAATACATGGTGCTTCCGCTGATGGAAAGCAGTGCGGATGTCATCGGAAGAGGCTGTGTTCCTGCCTTGTTGACGATCTGGGCATCAAAGATAGCAGCTTTGCACATTGCTTCTTTGGCCATGAGATAAGAGTCGTGGATTGCGTCTCTCTTGTCGGCGAAACGTCTTACGACTCTGTCCACTGTGGACTCGTTGCCCTCAAGAGGCTCACCGAACACACGGGTGTCGGCATCGGTCAGGTCAACCCTGTCGGTGTCGTGGTAGTAGTTCGGCACGACATAGCTGTCGTTGAATCCGCTCTGATAATTCTTGCGGTTGGGGTCCTGTCCGCGGATTGCCTCTTCAGCGACCTGCGGTGCGTACTTTCTGTACTCCAGGACGACACCGTCCTGGACCTCGTTTCCCATGATGGGTGTTCCACCGAACAGAACATCCTGAAGGAATGTGTCTACAGGCTGTGCTGTTGTTGATCTCATCACGACTCTTGGGAGACCTTTTGCGATGATGTCAATTCCAAAGTTCATGGTCTTCCTCCTTCTCAGCTGTAGATTTCAGCAACCTTGCGGCTGTTGAAGATGATGTGTCCGTGGGCGTTCTTCAGCATCTTCGGTGTGACTTCTGTCTCGTCGAAGAAGTCCTCACAGGCTGCATAGATAGCCTCAAGGTCGAACTCGCCTGCATAGGCGATCTTCACATCTGTCTGTGTGGCGGATACTGTCCACGGCTCAAGCAGAATTCCGAGGGCGGCTCCGACTGTTGTAACGGATGTTCCGACTGTTCCCTTGGTATCCACGATTGCTGCGGCAATACCTGTCTTTGTGAATGCGTCATACTCCTGACCGCTTACTGTAGAAAGCAGTACAGGGTAGCCAGCCGGAAGAACCGTGCTGTTGGACGGTGCGTTTGCTGCACCCTTACCGATCTTCACAACATCGGTTTTCCATGTGGAGGGAAGACCGAGTGCGAGGGCGGGCATTACTTTTTCTGCCATTTACTTTCCCTCCTTGGCATTTTTGTTGGCTCTGGCGATCATTGCCTCGAATGCGGCCATGTCATCAGATGCCTGTGACGGAACAGAAACCGGCTGGTCGGAATCGGCCATGACTCCGAGAGCTGCCTCTGCCGTGTTTGCAGGAGCGGGAGCAGGGGCGTTCTTCATTGCCTGGACAATGTCGAGAGCCACATCCTGTGCGCTTCTGCCGTCTTCGACAGCCGCATTGACGATTGTGTCAACGGCGGCAGATCCGTTTCTGAGAGCTTCAAGCGCTTTGAGACGCTCACGCTCTCCCTTTTTTGCTGTCCCCTCCGCATCTGCAAGAAGGGAAGGGCTGTCAGCGACAAGTGCCGCGAACAGGTCAGCCTTCTGTTCAGCTGTCATGTTCTTGATATCCATGTCGTTTTCTCCTTCGTCCTCTTCTCCTTCGGAAGAGGTCAGTCCGTTTATCCATTCGCCGTAGGCGGCGACTGAATCAATCATTTTGCGCTCCTTCGCATCGCTTGCGAGGAACACGGAACCGTGGCCGAACTGCTCAAGGCACTCTTCGCGGTCCATCTGTCTTCCTTCGGAAAGAACGGTGTAGAAACAGTTCTCGTAGAAGTCGATCTTCTCCTGGATGTCTGCCGCTCCTTCCTCGGTGAATGCGGATTTGTTCTTGTTTTCAGCGTTCTTGCTCCTGAAGATGCGTGAAAGAATGCCCTGCTTCTTCAGGTACTCTGTGTCATCATAGGCATGTGCAAACACACCTACACTTCCGATTTCGGATGTTTCTGTCGCGCTTATGTCCGTGCATGAGGCTGCAAGCGCATAGGCGGCACTGCAACAAAGCCCTGTCACATGTGCGTGAATCGGTTTGACTTCCTTCGCCTTGGAGATGTACTCGCAGGCCTCGAAGAGTCCGTTCACGTCTCCGCCCGGAGAGTTGAACTCGATGCCGACCTGTGTCACTTCTTCCATGTCGAGAACCATTTCGATCTGCGCTCTGAGCCTTGAATATGTGCCGGGTCCGTAGTAGGAGGCATATGTCGCACCCTCTACGGACAGGAGTGCAAAACCATCCTCGATATCACACCTCCATGCTTCGGCGAAATATCGCTGACGCTCCTCGGTTGAGGCATAGTATCCTTCTCTGAGAGCCAGAATGCGTTCACTGTTCTTCACTTGCTGTATCCTCCTCTGTGGGGGTTTCTTTGCCTTCCGGAATCAGGACGTTCCTCACGTCTATTCCACGGGCCTCGTATTCGTTCTTTTCTTTGGCGAGACGCTCGACAACCTCTCCGAAGTCCATGCCGTACAGTCTTCTGACTGCGTATTCATGTGTGCAGAGTCCTGCTCCGATTGCTGCGATGTATGCGTTGACTTCCTTGACAGGGTCTACCTGTGCGGGTGTCGGGCCAGCCCATGTGGTGGCGAGTGCGGCTCTGCGGACCATCGGGTCGTCAAGGTATCCCGGAGCCTCGATATGTCCTGAAAGGACTCCGGTATCGATGACCTGTTCCCAGACCGGCTCACAGAATTTCTGTACGAACTCTTCTCTGAGGATCTCGTTGTTCTTTTCCGTTGCGGCGATTCCGGCTCTTGATGCGGAGAAGGATGCGTTGTACCTGTTCAGAACGGTCTCGGCAGAGAGTCCGCATGCTCCGGCGATAATCTCGATATTGGCGGTCAGATATTTGGAGTAATCCTCTCCGAGGCTCTGCCTCTGTACCACAACGGCATGTTCCTTCGGATTAAGCGGAATGATGTTACCGCTCTTAAGGTTTATCTTTCCCGGATCTATCGGATCAGGAGCTCCGCCGGCTCCGAGGATCTTATCCTTGATCGTCGGACCCTGCGTCTCTTCTTCTTTCTCGATGAAGACGGAGAACATGTTCTGAACGATTGACTGGAGAAGATGGTTGTCCTGATACTTGCTTGTTCCGAGAATGGCTCCTCTGAGGGAAGTGAGAAGGGGAATTCCTCTCACGAGTCCCGGATCTGATTTCTGAAGCTGGATTAGGTCGAATTCAAGACGGCCTGTGCGCGGATTGTATCTCTTGACTGTTCTTGTTCCGAGAGTATCCTCAAGAGTCTCTCCTATGACTCTGAGACGGTAGGCTGTCTCTCTTCCTGTCGTCGGATTTATATAGACACCGCCGGTCATGTTCTTGGAGTCCACTTCGTAGTTCTGGGTGACCATGCGTCCGCTGATCAGCTGCATATACGGCAGCGTGACTCCGTTGCGCATTCTGCGGAATCCTCTATGGACGAGGGTGTCTCCCATTATGAGAATGTTCTTGAAAGCAATCTGCTGAAGCTGTCTGAAGTCATTCTTGCCGTACCAGTCGTAATTACGGCTGCCTGTGATGATGCGCCAGTAGGACTCCGCCTGTCGCTGGAAGCGGGCGGTTGTGTCCTCATCCCAGCCTGTGATATCAGTCTCTGGAGAAGACATTGGCGAGAGTCCTTTACCGACGACCATACGTGTCTGCGCATCGATGATCATCTTTCCCATCGGGAACTGACGATACATCGCCTCTGACTCGTGCTGAGACATGTCCTGATTGGACGAGAAGAACTCATTCGGGTCAGAAGGATACCAGGGCCAGAAGCCGCTTTCCATCGTTGTCTGTTTGGGATTCGTGTAGGGTGTCATGCTCTACGTCCTCCTTAAAAACGCGGAAACATCGGGGAAAGGGAGAATGCGGTTCCCTTGAACCCGTCAAGCTCGGCTTCAAGATTCCTGATCTCGGCTTTGGTCTTATCAATCTCCGCCCTTATCTGGTCGAGAGAGAGATTCTTAACCCTTCTAGTCGAGTCTCCATCGCGGGTTTCCCATTCGGTAGCTCCGCCGGAGGTTATTGAGAGTCTTTGTGCCTTCAGAGCTTCCAGATATTCCTTCAGCTCGTCGATGTCGCCCTGTATCTCTTGTTTTGTACGCATACACCATAAAAAAATCACAAGTGGGAATTTAATGTGGGAATTTTGGTGACAACTATTCCGAACTAGGATATATTCGTTTCGAGAGGTTCAAAGGACAGTGTCAAAAGCCCTTCTGCTGCATGAATACAAAGATGATGAAATTCTGATGAACAGGCCTTTCAACACGAGAAAGGAACTTGCCGACTATCTCCATTCAAGAGGATGCCATTTCCGGAATAAAGTCATAAGCGACATCGGTTCGGATCTTGTCACCATTTATTCTCCTGACGGAACGAAGTTTGAGATCGAGGAACTTGTGGAGAACCGCAGGGACGAGGTTGTCCGTATCAACGGAAAGGTATTCGTCTCCATTGACAAGTATTGCAGGGATACCGGCAAGAACAGGCGGGATATTTACAGGTCATACCATCTTGAAAGGAGAAAGTGATGAACGGCAAGGTCGCAGAGGTAAAACATAGAAAGGGCAGGGAATATGTGACGGCGAAGGAATTCGCCAGAAGAATGAACACAACGGCTATGACCATCACCCGGTATGTCAAGGCCGGTTATATATCCTATACGGACATCATCAAGGGTCCAGTGCGTTATTTCGACTGGGAAGAGCAGATACAGGGCTTCCTCGCGGCGAAGGACAAAGCGAAGAAGGGAACCCGCAGGGAGTCCCGTCCGATACCCTCAGATGTATACATGAATGTCTCCACATCAGACCCGGTGGTTCCATCGGTCAATGAACCGGAGGTTGTGGCTCCGAATGTGGAGGATGTCATATCAGGCAAAACATCCCTCGATTCAATCCGCGGTCTCATAGATCCCGACAAGGAAGAGGACTGCTGGGTCATAGACATCAAGACAGGTGCAAGGGTGTTCTCATGGGAGATATGCGAAAAGAAGTACCGCGCCATCATTCTGTCGATGAAAGCCAGACAACAGGCCGGAGAGCTCATAGAAAAAAAGGACATAGCACCCGCACTCGATGCATTCGGAACGGTTCTTTCAGCGGCACTCAACACGTCCAAATTCAAAATGGTTCCACTCATCATCGCATGGGCCGAGACTCTTGGAGCTTCGATAAAACCGGAGGATGAGATATATCTGAAGGAAAACATCATTGATCCCGAATACACCCGAATGACAGACGATATGAGGGCAGAGGTCGAGAAGGAGTCCAAGGCATTCACCGAAGATGTACAGGAGGAGAAAGCCGATGAGCTGGATTCTTGACCGTATAGCCGGCGGACTTCACTACAAGAGGCCTCTTCCTCTGTTGACCTGGGTTGAACAGAATGTCCACCTACCGTCCAACACAACAGAGAAAGGAAGGTATCGTCTTGAAAGATGCCCTTATCAGAAACAGCCTCAGCGGGATATGTCCCCTGACAGTCCGGTACAGACAATCGTGCTTGATTTCGGATCTCAGACAGGAAAGACTACCGTTGAAGGTAACGCCATGATGTATTACACGGTTGAGTGCCCGGCCCCGATGGTATTCGGATTCTCCGACGACAACAACCTCCGGGAATATGTCAGAAAGAAGTTCGATCCCATGCTTGAAGCGAACAGTATGGTAAAGGACAGGCTCAAGGCCGTAGGAGGCAGAGGTTCGGGAAACACACTTACTTCGAAGATCTTCCCCGGCGGATTCATCAAATTCGTGTCAGGCAAGTCCGAAGCTTCACTCAGATCTGATTCCGCCATGCTTTTCTTCGCGGATGAGCTGGACGCATGGGGAGTCACTAAGGGCGGAGATCCGATTCAGCTGATAGATGCGAGACTCACCACCTTCGGAAGCCGTGCGAAGAAGATTATGTCTTCCACTCCGCTCAACGATTCCCTTATCTGGAAGGAACTTCTGAAGACAACCAACAACCATTATCTGATTCCATGTCCCTGCTGCGGCGAGGATATGGAATTCAACATGGACAACTTCAGATACAATGCGGAAGGTCTGACAGTCTCTGAAGCGTGGATGGAGTGCCCGACATGCCATAACATGATAAGGAACGAAGACAAGCTGACTTTGCTTCCTAAAGGACATTGGGTGCCGCAGAATCCTAAAGCGGATCCGCTTGAGCAAGGATATTACCTTCCTACATTCTATGCGCCTGTGGGCTGGAAGAGCTGGAGACAGATCGCAAAGCAGTATGTTTCCGCTCTCGAAGAACAGAAAGAGTCCAGATACGAGAAGATGACCGCTTTCTACAACACAATCCTTGCCATGCCCTATATCATAGGAAGCGGTTCCCATGAGTGGAGAGAGGTATATGAAGCCAACCTCAAGTCGTCTTACAAGAGAGGAGTTATACCGGAGTGGGTCAATGTCCTGACAACCGGAAGCGATGTTCAGGCCAACCGTATTGAGACTACGCTGATGGGATGGGGTTTCAGGGGACGACATGTCGTCATAGATCACTATGTCTTCCATATTGGAAGGCAGGAGGACATGGAAATGCTGGATAATCCGGCATGGGTCGAGTACAGAAAGAAGATCCTCAACGGAACATGGGTCCGTGAGGACGGCCTGATCATGCAGAGTCTTGCGAACGGAATCGACCGTTCATACAAGTCAAGCAAGGTTTCTGAGTTCTATATTTCACTGACAGCCCAGGAGAAGGCCGTCTGCTATCCCGTCAGAGGATACGAGCGCATGAACGGCTTCATACCATCGAAGAAATTCGACAAACGAGAAGGTCTTCACGATGCTGCCTACTGGGATACTCCGATCAACCCGATCAAGAGACAGGTCTATGACCACCTCAGACTGAAGGACAACAACGAGGGAACGGTGGCATTCATGCCGTTCTACCCTGCGGACTTCGATGAAGAGTTCTACATGCAGCTTTTTGCAGAGAACGAGGTGCTCCAGAACAAGAAACTGGTCTGGGTGAAGAACAGAGATCGTAACGAGATCCTTGATACTCACGTATACAACTATGCGATGTTCTATATGCTCGGTCTGGGGCAGAACAGTGATGAAGACTGGCTCGGAATCGCTGAAGCGCAAAAAGAAATGGTGAAAAGAAATAACAGACCGGTTCCGACTTTCCGAAGATCCTATTCAGAGGGCGTTTCGTTATAAAAACACGAATGTTATCGTAACAAACTTGAATAACAAACATCCTGTTATTCAAATATGTATGTTAAAGCTACGCTTTAAATCCTTTTTCGGTAACCACATACGAAAAAAACCACGAAATTCGTGACCGTCGGGACGCGCCGCCCCTGGTTACGAGGCTTACCCCTGTCACAGTACCTTTGGAAATGCCCCGAATGACCCCAAATAATGCTAGATTATGCGGGCGTATCCGTTCGCGTTCGTCCGCGTTCGTCCGCGCATGCATAGAGGCGGGCGGGCTTGTCCACACGCTCACAGGCAATGCCCCGACAGCAAAAAAACTGAACATGAAAACATTCTCCGAAATGTGTTGACACGTCCGCACGTACGTGCTAAGCTGTCCATGTAGCCCGCAACGGGCAAAGGAGCAAACATGATTTACAGTTACAGCACAAAACCACAGGGCGGTTTTAGGGTCAAGGTCAAGGGCGAGACTAGCCCCGTTGATAGAGTCGGAAAAGACACAGCCAAGTCAACGCTTTTCTATCTCGGAATAGAGAACGAAACAGAAAAGCTCAACGAACACCTCGACGTGGACATTCAAGGCTTTGACAGAGCATTAGAGGCAACCTGCCCTGAAGTATACGGCAAAATGGACGGCTCTATATCGGGCACATATGGCACAGGCTTAGAGGTCATATCTAGGCCTTGTACAATCGGTTATTGGTTTTCCTCGCACCTTGCAGAGCGTATCGCCGAAACCTCGCGACAGTGTGGTTTTAAGGCGGGTAAGTCCTGCGGTTTCCACGTTCACATTTCACGCGCCCCGTTCACTGCCAAGGGTTGCAACATGGCAAGAATTGAAGCGGGTTTCTGCGTTGTTTTAGAGCGTTTCTGGAATGAGTTTTCAAAGCTATCTGACCGCACAGGCAGAGACCCCTTCTACTGGTGTAAGCCTACCAAGTGCAAGACATACGCTAAGGCTTTGGAATTCTGCGACAGACAGAAAGAAAGCCACGAAAGGCGCTATTATTGCATCAACACACAAAACAGCCATACTATCGAGTTAAGACTGTGGGCAGGAACAAGCGACCCGCAGAGAATGAAGGCTTATATCGCGCTAACATACGGTGTAGCAACATTCCTGCTTAATGGCGGGGACGCCGAACACTGCACCTTTAAAGAAGCCATCTCATACGCCCACCTCCCGAGCGAGTCTGCAAAATGGATGCATGAATGCGGGCTGGTCTAAATGACCCCGCGCAACAGTTGGGACGCCCTGCGGGGCGTTCTTTTTTTGCCCTTGCGCTCCCGTCCGAGCGTTCGCCTACACCCTCGCGGATAGGCAGACAAGCGGGCGGGCTTATTCGTTCGCGTTGCCTGTGCGGGCGTATTCGTCCGCATTCGTCCGCTTGTGTCATGTATACGGACGACCCCGTCCGCGCTCACCATCTGTGCGGGCGTATTCGTCCGCATTCGTCCGCTTGTGTCATGTATACGGACGACCCCGTCCGCGCTCACCATCTGTGCGGGCGTATTCGTCCGCGTGCTGTATGCGTACCCATTCGCCCGCAAGTCCGCGCCTCTGTGTCCGCACTTGGGCATGATGTGGGCGCGGATGCAGAAGTGCGTACACGCAAGCGGACGCGCATATAATACGCGCGCATTATGCGTTAAAAGGGGCCCCGGATATCTTGATCAAACCCGGCAGCGATCGCCTGGACCGGCAGCCGGAGGGATCCAGGCTCGCAGCACCTGGAAGACCGCAGCGGATAGAAGGCACGCTGCGAAGCCTAAAAGCTTGTATAAAACAAATGTCAAAATGTTCTCTAAAATGTATTGACGAAAGTTTTCAGGCTGTGGTAATCTCTTATCAGGAAGCCCGCAACGGGCAAAGGAGCAAACATGAGCGAAAGAACAAAAAACATCATCATGGCTAAGTATCTGATTCTGGTAAATGCTGGGGTCAAAGTTTCCGACAGCATGAAAAAGACAGTCGAGAAAATCGAGCGCGAAAGATTGGCGGTTTTAGTTGCCAAGGCATGAGGGGGGAAGATATGAAGCTTTATGTCGGAACATACGGAAAATATAACAACGGCGACCTGTCGGGCGCATGGCTTGACCCTATGGACTACGAAACCCGCGAGGATTTTTTCAAGGCTTGCCTTGAACTCCACAAAGACGAGCGCGACCCCGAAATCATGTTCCAAGATGTCGAAGACGACGACCTCGGCATCTATTCTGAGTATTCCCTCTCCAATTCGGCGTGGCAAATTCTAAAAGCCTGTGAAGAAATCTCGGACTCTGACGCGTTCGCCGCATTTGTCCATCTTTTCGAGCACGACATCAACGGGAAAGACTCCGACGACATCGTCGAACTATTCAACGAGCGATATTTCGGCAGATTCGAGAATAACTACGAGCTCGGCGAATACATCGCAAACGAGTGCGGATATCTTGAGAATGTCCCTGAGGATGTCGCCCGCTATTTCGACTTCGAGGCGTTCGGGCGTGACTGCGCCTTCGACTTCCACGAGGACGGCGAATACTATTTCACCGCCTGCTGAGAGTCCTTTTTGGATGTCCTACCCTGTGGGGCATCTGAAAAAGGGCTCTAAAAGCCCTTTTGCAAATCTTTCTATAATTGGAGGTTTTTATATGTGTGTAATTGCTTATAAAACACAAGGCGCGCACTTGTCCGACTATATGATGTCCCGCATGTTTGACACCAACCCGAACGGCGCGGGCTTCATGTATGCCAAGAACGGGCGCGTTTATTTCGAGAAAGGATTTTTTACAATCGAGTCCCTTTTACAGCGTTACCATGCGTGCGTAACTGATGATATGCCCGCCATTGTCCACTGTCGAATAACCACGCACGGGGCAACGTGTCCGCAACTCTGCCATCCGTTCCCTATTGTTCCGAAACATGCAAAGGAATTCAAGCAGAGGGGCGAGGCTTCTCTGTGCATGGCTCACAATGGCGTAATCCCTACGCAGTCGTGGTTATGGTTTGCCAATCCGAACGGAAAGGACAGCGACACGAGTGCATATGCCCGTAAGCTGTGGGTCAAGGGTCTGCGCTCCCTGCCGACAAAAAAACAGGCAAAGGCTATCGAAAAGGAAATCGGGGGCTCCCGTTTAGCGTTCATGGACGGGCGCGGAGAGGTCGAACTTCTAGGGCACTGGCAGAAGGTCGCGGGCGTGTGGTTCTCGAACACATTGCACATCAACAGTTTTTGGTTCTAAAAGCTGTCTGAGAACTTTTGGACCTCTAAAAGCCCATATAGAACTTTTGGGGGTCTTGTAAGTCCCTAGACAGGGAAAAGGAGCTTATATGAAAAGGTTAAGACTTTGCCGTAACATCGTGGCACTGGCGGACAGATTCGATCCTTACGGAATAGATGATACCCGCGAGGATTTTTTCGGCGAAACCCGCGAGGAGTTTCTGGAACGGATGGCGCAGGATTTGAGTCATAATCCCGACCAGATACGCGAAGCCCTGAACGATTTGGAAAAATCCGCGAGGGAAGGAACACATAAAGACAGAAAGAGACTGAACGCTCTTAAAAGGCGCGCAGAAAAGATGGGGGCTTGAGTATGGCTGAAAGACTGATTGTAACAGTGAACAAGAACAACAAACCGTGGTTCGCTCTTTATTTCCACTGGGGCGCAGAAAACAATGATTTCATAAAGAGCTGCGTTGACACATGCAACAACTATCTGAAAGGCGATGAAGACCTTTATACAAACCTCTGCCTTGCTATGAACCATCTTGAAATGTCAGGACTTGCAACACATAAAAGCTGGTTCTGCCCCGGGTATTGGGAAAAGGACGAGGGCAAAAGCTGGTACGAGGAAGAATTCCCACTTGTTCGCGAGATGCTGGAAAAGGGAATTCCTGCGGGAACAAACCGCAACGAAGGGCTTATCCTGCTGGGCGAAAAGACCATTGACGAAGCTCAGAGCTGGGCAGAGTGGATTGAATATATCGACCTGTAAGACCTCTAAAAGGTATCTGAAAACTTTTCTTGAAGGAGAAACATAGATGAAAAACCTATACATGATTATGAGAGACGGAGCAGACATCAAGGTTCTGCCCTACGAAGAAGGCAACGCGTTACCCGTGGTCTATGCGGAGAATGAAGCAAAGGCGAAGACAATGGCCGAGGAAATCGTCCAAAGCATGAACATGGCACATTTCCAACAGGTTGTAGATGAAAGACTGGAGGACATGAAGGAATATGGCGAAGAAGGCGAATATGACTTTGTAGACGACAATCTGAAGGAAAGTCTTTCAGCTCAACTGTGGGACGGACTGGACGGCACAGAATGGGATGATGCTCGTTTCTTGATTGATTGGGAGCGTGACGAAAGAAAAGAAGAAAGCAACGGCTAAAAGACTACGGAAAACTTTTTGAGAGGGTAAAGATGAAAGACATTACAGTAATGATCGATGGGAAAAAGATAACAATTCCGGAAGCAGATTTCTGGAAGGTGTATGGAAAGCTCCACGAAGAAGCCGAAAAAGAAAATATCAGAGGCGCAATAAACTGCTATGCCTGTGAATACAAGATGAGCAAGAAAACCTATGAAGCAATTGTCGATTCAATCTACGAAAACATGGAATGGGGCGCAGATTGTTGGAAGGACCAAGTCTATTATGAACAGTGGAATAGGGCAATCGAAGACTTTGAATTGGAGAAGGCAATATGAAGGACATCGCAATTACAATCAAGGGCAAGAAGGTAACACTTACAGAGAAAGAGGCAAGCGAGATTCTGAACCAGCTTCGGGATATGGATTTAGAGCTTTACATTGCAGACTATGTGGACGATGCCTCTTGGGGATATGTCATAGACAAGGAAAAGAAAAAGAAAGCTGTCGAGTTCATCAAGGGCTCGGTACAGCGTGAGATTTGGGGAGAGGTTGACGAATTGCTGTCCTATCAGTGGATAGAATTTGTAAACAGATACCGCATTAAAGAAAAGGTGTGTAATTACGCCTAAAAGACAATAAAAACTTTTGAGTCGAAGAAGATAAAAATGGATTTAGGGAGGCAGACAATGGCTAAAAGACCACCGATGAAACCTTATGGAATTTGTGTGCACGGAATATGGACCTTTTTCGATACCCTGAAAGAGGTAATCGGTCACTGTGCACAGGCAATCCTCGGAACTGAAGGGGAAGAGCAGAGACGATATGCTATTGCCTTGTGGCATTTTTCCGAGGGATGGACACACATAAACACAGACTACTAAAAGGCAGTGGAAAACTTTGGGGGGAACTTATGGAAAAAATCAGAGTTTCATACGAAATCATGGGTGAGCGTAGAGAATTCAAGGGCAATGAGCTACACCTTATCGAGAACGGATGCGCAATGGGGCATGATGCGCCAGATGTGAACGAAGTATTCGACAATAGGGAACAGGCAGAAAAAGTGTTTGCTGAAAAGTACAAGCAGACAGATGTACTTATACGCAATGACATAAGCTCTGTTATTGAATACAGTCTTGAGGCTATCACCTATGAAGTGGATGAGAACGGATACGAGGAGCAGATTAATCAGGAAACCTTGATGAGCTCCGAAATCAATCTGACCGCGTGGGCAACTTATATGCATGACACAACCAAGCGCGTTGAAGATGTCGAGCAGTCGGGATTCTTACGCTTTGAGGACGCGAAGAATTGGCTGGATGAACAATACTACGCTCACGATCCTTTAGAGTGGACGGAAATACATTCCGCAATTCATTAAAAGGCAGTGGAAAACTTTGGGGGGAACTTATGGATTCAAAAAAGGCAATTATATTTGAAATCGTGCGACATATATCATTGCCAGGATGGAGATTTCCGAACAGCGCAGAATATAAAGCTGTTCTGTCTGAACTTGGAATCAAGTATGCGGAAGTCAACTCTGAGCTGCGTGTTAGATTCAATGGACACAACAAGGCAGTGAAGGCTTTCAGGTGCGCGGAAATAACTGACAAACACACAGTTATAATCGATGGGACGCTTATTGAGGCGGGAGAGACTTTCAACCTCGAAAAGATAATGAACACTTTTCAAACAATAAATAGAGCCCGAAGAATGGGCAAAGGAGAAAAAATGGAAAACAGAAGTCTAAAAGAGCTGTACGAAAAACTGGTAAGCAAGAGGCAACACGAAGGGAAAGAACTGCCGACAGTTCTGATCGAAAACCGAATTCTCGGATACCCCGTATATCGCGGAACCACAGAAGGTGGAGAGTACGACGAGGTTCTGTATGTTACAGAGGAAGGAACAGTGGTTTATGGGCTTGTACAAAATATCCCGCAGCATACACACACCTGCCCATACTATGAGACACACGGAGCAGAAGAGCTGATTTCTCGTTGCAACAATGACGGAATGAACATGTTGCCGAAAATCG